ATTCGGGGGGTTCACCTGTTCACCTCAGTTCACTAAGCTGGTGAACTGTCCGCTAACACTTTCCCGCGGGTTTCCGACCCCGTACCCCTCGAATAATCCCAGGGTCCCCGGCGATTTTCGCCGCCCCGCCCCAGAACATCACCCCTGCTCGCCACTCGCTGGGGGCACTTCGGCAACGCCCAGCCGCCTGGCAGCCCAGCGTTCGTAGAGGCCGATGGCAACATCGGCTCCAGCCATCGCGGTCAGGCAACCAATGCTGCCGGCTGTCCAGATCGTCATGCCCGCGCCGATCATCAGCATCATCGCCGACACACCGCAGACAATACAGGCACCCGACCGAAGCGCGAGACGCCGTAGCAACGTCCAGCCACGCGCCCCATCCTTGTCGGCTCGCCACATCTCACCCGATACGCCACCGACCAGGGCCAGGACGATCACTAACCAAATCGGCATCTCTGCCAGCGCTTGCTGCTCGTTCGTCATCGCCCTACTCCATAAACGCAAAAACCCGGCGCAATGGCCGGGTTTGGTGTGTGGTGTCTGCCGCTCTCTGCGGTCGCACCTATCGAAGATGGGTACTTTTTACAGGTGGATTCCGGTGGCAGCAACCCCACTTTAATGCCACCCGGTGAATAAGTGGGTAACGCAGGGTGAACGTCTAGCGAATGTCGGCGAATACAACATCTCGGCTATCGCTTTTGTTATCCCGTCCTACCTGTCCCACTATGTAGAGTCGAAGTAGGACAGCTACAGCCCCCTAAATTCGGGGCTCTGCCCTACTGTCCTACCTTATTTAACTTTTTCTTGTGTATAGAGAGAAAGCTAAAAGCACGCATGCGCGCCATGGGCGCGACTATGTGCCCGCTATGCTTACGTGTGCATGGTGCGGGCAAAGGTTGGACAGTAGGACAGCCCAGCAATTGCGGGGCCTGCACTTGTCCGACTGCCATAATCGGCAGTCGGACAAGGCCAGACAGTGGGACAGATACACGCGGAGCGACGCCCGCAATCATGCAGCCTTCCCTAGCAGCAGGCCATAGATATGCAGGTGCGCTTCGTGCAGACGCTGATAGTAGGTGTCGCGACCACAGCCACAATTGGCATATCTAAGGCGCATGCCGGTGTCGTAATTGCAGTAGTGCTCGCGGACAACCTGCTCATGCAACGATGCGAGATGCTTAGTCACTATCAGCTCAATATCCAGCGAGCCCTCTAACGGGGCCCGAAACGCCCGCCGTCCACGAATCAACAGTCCATTGCTTTCCATCATCATGGCGACCATGTTTCCCCCGGCGAGTCCGCCCTTGGTGAAGTCGCTGTGCAGCTCCTGAGCCCACGTCTGCAGGCGTGCATCGATCTCTTTAATCAAAACACGGCTCCTCGAACTTCTCCTGCACAAGAGCAGATGCCCTTCCCCAGCCATCGGGCTTCTTGTACGCCCAAGGCCGAACGCCGCTCTTGGGCAGTGCCGGTTGTCGGACCTTGCGCCACCCCAGCCGGTGCATGATTGCTCCCACCCGCATTTGTTCAGGCTTGCCCCAATGGCCGAAATCCAGCTTCAACGCACCGGATAGTATTTCGCTGCCCGTGGCGGTTTCGCCGATCTGAGACTCTTCCAGCCAAGAGAGGATTGGACCTTCCCACTCATCGACTACAAATCGCTCCTCTTGAGCCTGGGCAAACAGCGGCGCCTCTTCCCGGATGACCCACCAGATATCACCAGCCTCATAGCAAAACATCGCTTCTGCCCAGAGTTGGTCGCGGATCTCTCGAAGTTGCTCCAGGTCCACCTTGGTACACGCCACCGGCCAATAGCGACGGTTACCCGTGGCATCCTTGAGATATTCGTCCTGGTTCGTGGTACCGGCGAACACACACTGGCGTGGCACGTCCATAGATCTGCGGCCATAGCTTTCGCGGTAAGTGTCGGTGGAGGCCGAGAAAAACTGCTTGGCCTTGGTCGACTCAGCTTTGTTGAAGCTGTCCAGCTCCCCCAATTCAATGATCCACTTGCCGCGAATGGCCTGAAACGCCTCCTTGTCACCGAGGGTGAAAGGAGTATCCATAAACCATTCGCCACCCAGGATGCCCAGCGCTGTGGACTTACCGGCGCCTTGGGCACCTTCAAGGATCATCACAGAGTCCGCCTTGCAGCCCGGCGACATCACCCGACCTACCGCCGACACCATCCAGCGTTTACCAACCTTACGGCTATAGTCGCTTAGCTCTACACCCAATATGTCGGTCAACCAAGTATCGAGGCGCGGCACACGGTCCCATTCCAGCCCCTCCAAGTACTTACAAACTGGATGAAAGGAGTTGTCGTGAGCGACGACGCTGACAGCCTCGATCACATGAGAGGTTTTAACTCGCAGGTTGTACTGCTGCGCAAGCCACTTCATCACCCGCATATCATCAATGTCAGCCCACTCGCCCAGGGTGCCGCCGTATGGAGGCACGCGTAGTTTGACGATCTTGGAACTGAAGGAACTGAAGCCAATCACACCTGCCCAGCGCTCGTCGTTGCCCAGAATCAGCTCAACGTTCTGCATATGTGCGATTAACGAGCCATTTTCAGTGCGGGCAAACATATCCTTCCAGCCACCAGCAGCAGGAGGCTTGACCACCGCAAGTACCTGGCGGCGGACAGACTCCAAACCTTCAGCAATGTGCAGATCGTTGAAGTCGGTCCACTTGATTTCGCGCTCGCCTGAAAAGACCGGCGCTACCACCTGGCCTCCAACGATCAATGCAGCGTTGTTGGCTTTTTCTTCACCCGGGTTCCAAAACTCGCCATTGGGCCGTTTGGTTTTCCAGTCATCATCCCGGCAGATAATCAGCGGGCAACCGGGGAAACGCTCGCGCATGCCCTTGGATACCGGCAGCAAGTTGCCGGCATCGAACGCAATAGCGACCGTGAGCGAGGTCGCCATGTGCAAGCTAGCGCCCGTGGCATAACCTTCACACACCAGCACCGGCTCACCTGGCTCCGGATGCGGGCCGATCAGATGAAAAGAACCCTCTTTCGACATGCCGTAAGGCCAGTAGGCTTTATCGCGCCCAGTGTCTTCTTGCTTCTCCGGAAAGATCACCTGCAGGCCGACGATCTGGTCGCGCACGTTGCACATAGGCACCAAAAATGCGCCGGTACGTGGCGCATAGCGAACCTTGAAGCCGACGATCTGTTTTCGATCCAGATACGCGCTCTTCCCCTTCTCGGGCATGCGCTTGAAAAGACCGGCAGCCCGATTGGCTGCTCGACGTGCCGCATTGGCCGCGACCTCGGCAGCCTTACGCTTGGCGTCTTCCTGTCGAACGCGCATGACTTCGCGTTCTTCGGGAGTCATTCGTCCGGCCTTGACCTTAACTTTTTGAGTCTCTCCGGACCGCCAGTCCCCGAAACTGCCAAAGATGAGCGTTTCATTTTTTTCGGTGCGGTGCTCATGGACCACATACCAGCCGTTTTTTTCCTTGCCCTTGTCCTGGGAAGTTTTGCAGCGGGTCAGTTTACCGAACACCAGCGGTTGCTCGGGTTCGAGGCCGTAGTCTGCGAATTGCCCCAAAACCTCATCGAGCATGGCGGGCCTCTCTCGACTCTATGACGGATTGGCAAGGCACACATAGATCGCAACCCTGCAGAGCAAGTCGGCGTGCCTCTGGAATCGGATCGTCGCAGCTCACGCAGAATAGGGAAGAATGAACTGCCAACACAGACTTGGCAGCGTTGCGTACGGCGAGAGCTTGATCAAGACGCTCTTGCACCAGGTCGTTAGCGAAATCAGCAATATCAGCCACGATCAGCACCCCGTGTTGTCTGGTTGACATACGTGGCGCGGTTGAACATTCCCAGCAACCCCTGAATACCGCGAAACACCTGCAGGCGTATTGCGGCAAGTTCCTCATCGGACACCACCCCATCGCCGATACTCTTGGCCCAGGTATCGGCCAAATCTGCGACCTGCCGAAAGTATTCAGCAATGCCAGTGGTCAGCGTCTCTGGCATATCGTTGGTGTACGCCTCGGCCAGTTCTTGCCATGTCGTGTCACCAACCAGTGCATGCACCGCATCGAGGATGCGGCGATCCTTCGTCAGCTCCAGGATCTCGCCGAACTCCTGAATATTTACTGTGTGACTGGGATGCGTGGGCGAGAGCTTATGCTGCAGTGTGGTGGCGTTTCTGCCGGTAGTGGCAGCGATGGCAGCAGCGCCGCCTGGGTAATCCCGTGCGGCATGATAAAGCGCGAGGTCGAGCGGCAGGACTTCCCGCTGCGCCCGCTCAACAGAACTCAATGCGATTCGGCTCATGGCATTAATCCTTAAAAGTTGCCAGTGCCGCGCGACATGCAGTGGTGATACATTTGCCGCGTGGCTTGAAAGGGCCCAAAAGCCGGCTAGATCCTCAAGATCGGTACCGGCACCGTGCCGAGGCAAACGATCCGTCGTTTACCTCTGGCGCAACAGCTGCTCTATCTGTGGTGGAAAAAGCAGCAACCCAAGGCATCCGTGCCTTGGTAGCGCGTTAAAGATCGGCGGTTTTGCATGTGGTGTGCCTGCCTACCTTTACTGCGACCCGATAGCACTGTGGTGGTGTGTACCGGGAGAAACTGGGCGGCCCGAGGGTCGCCTTTTTTCTAAATGAGTTTCGGTTTCTGGGGGGCCGCCGCTTCAAGCAACCAGGACGCCTCGAACGGGTTTCCATTCTGACCAGCAGCGATCGCTAAACGCTGTGCGTAGTTGGTTTCGCCGGTATATTCAGTGCGAGGCAAACACCCCGCTAAGCGCCATTTGTTCAATGCTTGATAGCTCCTTCCGCAAGCTTTTGCAGCAGCACCGATACCTCCAACAGCTTCGAAAGCGAACGCAACTGCGTTCGGAAAATCAGTGGGCTGCAGCATGGCAACCTCCATTTATCAACTCGGAGTTGATATTATAGATCAACTGACTTTTGCGCAAGATTCATGTAACCCTCAACCTATGGTTGATAAAAGCGAACTACGCGCAGCTTTCAGCAAGCGCTTACATGAAGCCCTAGACGACGCCGGCGTTCGTAGCCGAGGACGAGGGGTGGACATACACAAACAACTGAAATTTGTCGGTGTAGAAAAAACGACTCAAGCGATCAGCAAATGGCTGAACGGCGAAGCGATAGCGGAAGCCGATAGCATGACCGCGCTTTGCTCTTGGCTAAAAGTGCGCCGCGAATGGTTGGAATATGGCGTACTCCCCAAGGAGCAAGAAGGTACAGGGAACGTACATCAGCTTCGGGTAGGGGAGCAAAGCAATGTCAGTGGAATGCTTGAGCGCTTCGGGAAGGTGCCTTTGATTTCATGGGTGCAAGCAGGAGCCTGGAACGAAGCGATCTCAAATTTTGAGCCCTATCACGCGGACAGCTGGCTATCTTGCCCTGTACCGATCAGTGAATGTGGCTACGCCTTGAAAGTTTTAGGCGACTCAATGACGAATCCAGGACCCGGGCGAAGCTACCCAGCCGGTTGCATCATCTTCGTTGATCCCGAGGTCGAAACACACACTGGAGATAGAGTTATCGCTAGGGTTCCTCGCACAAATGAAGTGACGTTTAAGGTTTTGGTAGCTGACGCCGGCCGCCAATATTTGAGACCGATCAATCCGCAATACCCCATTATTGACATTACAGAAGAAACTCACATTTGCGGAAAAGTCGTTGGGGCGTTCATGCCCGAATGATTCGGCACTCTCCCAAAAGCCCGCCAAGCTTATAAATCAATCGATAGTTGACATAAATCAACCTGTAGTTGATATTTGCCTCACTCTTCCACCACAGAGCGAGGCAACACCATGCACACCACCGCCACCTTGCACGTCCATCCGGCCGCTGCTAACCCATTCCACATCTTCGAAATTCGACGCCTGGCTCGCGAATGCGGCTGCGCGTTTGTCGCCACCAAATCAAAGCCGAAAGCTCGCGTGACACCCGCGCCGTTCGATCCGAATGGCGGAGGGTATGCAGCATGAGCAAGTTCAAACTCGACAACCGCACCCTGCAACTGCTGCACGCCCAGGTCAACCTGAGCGAGACCTTCAATCACACTCTACGATCTTCGCCACAACGCGAAGCGCTAACATTTCGCCTGAAGGTTGAACGCAACACCACTGATACCCTTTTCACCGTAGAACTCGGCAGCGAGCGCCACACGCTGACCTTGCAAAACGAAAAAAAGATGCACCTCAAACTGGCCGACTTTATCGAAGAGATTGCCAACGGCCCGATTGATCCTAGCAACCCCACTGACCTACAGAACCTCCCGCACGCAAGCCGGCAATATGCCCGGTTTGATGTTGAACACAGACAGAAAGTGTTCGAACTCGTGCGGACCGGCGGCGCTCTGAGCCTCGATATGGGTTTCGAACTCCCCATCCACGTCGCGATCCATCGCACACAAACGCGCCCTGGCGTAACCACCATCATGAGCATCGGGGTTAAACGTCCACGTACCAAGTGTTTTACCGTGTGCGGAACCGATGCCGAGATCTACGTGCAAGTGGCCGAATCCATCAACCACCTGGCTGCCGTGGCGACTCCCGCCGCGCATGCGGCCTAGGAGGCCAACATGGAACGTAGCCTCGAAAAAGCCGCCAAGTACTTCGGCCTCACCCGCCCCAAACTGATCGCGCTGATGCGCGAGAAAGGCCTTCTCAACACCCGCAACCTGCCGGCATTCCCAGTTCGCGACCGCGAGTATCTGCGGGTCAAGGACGGCACTTGGTATCACGAAACCGCCGGTATGCAATACAGCCAATCGACCAAAGTTCGGCAAGCCGGCATGCGCTGGCTGGCCGAGCAGCTGGGGCTCGAACTGCCCGCCACTCCGGCCGACAACCGTGACGTGGCCTAGGGAATACGCCCGCCAGATCGTCGCCATGCGCACACGCGAGGAGCGCAACGCTGCGCTCCTCGAAGTGCCTGAACATCTGCGGGAATTAACCAAACGACATTGCCTGAACGCCTGGAACCACCCAGCAAAAACCCAACGCAAGGAGGCTCAGCAAACCAATGACTAACACGGCTCAGACCCCACTACGACTGCAACCAGCGCCCGAGACGGCAACCGTGGAGCTGCTCTATCGCATCTTCGGTGACGTGCTTATCCCTTTGGAAAAAGTGCGCGAACAGTATTTTCGCAACCTCAACGAGCAATCGTTTGTGGCTGAGATTAACAACGGTCGAATTCAACTGCCGATTACCACGCTGGACAACAGCCGCAAGGCCCCGAAATACGCACATATCCGACACGTCGCCTCGCTGATTGATATCCGCGCCTACAGGGCCGACGAAGAAATGCTGCGACCGCATGACGAAACAACCGAGTAACTCCTACAACCGAACGGCTGCCACCACCGGCCAAGCAAAACCACCAGGAGCACACCACATGCCAAACCCTCAACAGACACTGATCATCGGTTTCATGGCCGCGCTTTTGCTCGTTATCCCATTCGTTATTTCACTTCGTCGAAGCTGGTTAAAGCAAGGCTTTGAACGGGCCACCGAACACACGGCCATGACCATGAGCAATTGTCTCGCTAAGGCGGGGGAAGAACTGGCAGCCGCGAACCGGCAGCTGTTCGCTCAAAGGCTGGATTCTGCAATCAAGATTGAGCAGCTCCAAAAGGAGCTATCCGAGCTTAACGGTTCAATCACGCTCGCACTGAGGATGGATACCGCTGACTTTAAAACGCTGAATCGAATGGCGGGCGTACTGACCTTGGCCGCCGAGACATTTGATGCTTTGCGCGCAAGCGCAAAAGCCGCCGAGGCACGCGGGGCAGCTTTGGAATGCGTCAACCTAGCCTCTCGACTCCAGCCACAAAGTGGTCAACCACATGAGCGGGTAGTTCAGGAGCAAGCAGCATGACTCACCCACGACCCGCGCTTGACGGACCAACTTGCTATCCAGCATCGGAGGAAAGCGGCATGAAGCTGGAACTGCATGCCCCCCAAGAATCGACCGCTTTGCTCTGCAATACCACTGGCGTCGACGCCCAAGAAACAAAGAGCCTCTGCTGCGCAGCAGCAGGCATTATCGATCCTCTCAGCGCCACTGCCGTGGCGCTTATACCCCACGAAAAGCTGCGCGGGGCAGCGCTCGCTGATGCAACGCTAAACGCTCAGGAACGCCCGCTCGCGCAGCCTAACGTGGGGTATATGCTTGTTTTAGGCTGCTGGGGTGCTCACATGACGCTTACCTTCGCTCCCCAGAAGTCACCAAATATCCAGGAGGCTGCATGAACACCGCCTTCATACTTATGGCGCAATACAACGGCCGGGCCATCATCCCCTTGGACCAGGTATGCAAGGACTACTTCACTCACCTAACCACCGAAATGTTCCAGCGCAAGGTCTTGGCCGGCCAGATTAAAATCCCGATCACCCGCTTGGAGCCAAGTCAGAAAAGCGCGAAGGGAATCCACATCACCGACCTTGCGGCCTACCTCGATCTGCAAAGGGAGGCCGCAGTCAAGGAATGCAATCAGCTCAACGGATTCCGCCACGCCAGTTGAATTGCTGCTTCCCCCAGGCGTCCAACTCACGGGCGCCTAATCGATTATCACCAGCCATGACCAAGCCGCGCAGCCTCGTATGGAATGCAAGCAAGCAATAGACACAAATGACCAGACGCTACCGCGGGACGCAGCTTGAGCAAAAGGTCCTAGCGCCAAGCTTACAAGGCGCTATCCTTTGCCCAAATTTTCTCTAGCAGTCAGAGAGCCGCCCAGGAGTAGGCTGACTGTCTTTTCTGATGAAAGCGTAGCGAGATCGCCCAACTGCCCCTACTGTTTTCGTGCCAGAACCGTATAATGGCCCCAAATTGAGGACTAGTAATGCCAACAGCGGTTTCACTCTTTTCAGGATGCGGCGGGTCTGATCTCGGGATCATAAATGCAGGCTTTGACGTTTTAATGGCAAACGACAAGCTTGCTTACGCACGCGATTTGTATTTGCATAATCATCCCGAGACCGACTATAAACTTGGTGACGTGTCGCTAATTGAGCACTTCCCAAAATCCGAACTTTTAGTTGGCTGCTACCCATGCCAGGGCTTTAGCCAAGGCGGTGTTAGACAGCCCGACAGGAAAATTAATACGCTATATTTGGAGTTCGCTAGAGCACTTAAAGAAATTAACCCGAAAGCATTCATTGTCGAAAATGTATCCGGCATGGTCAGGAAAAATTTTCGACACTTATTAGAAGATCAAATAAGTGTATTCAGCTCTTTAGGTTACAAAGTCAAAGCAGAAGTTCTAAATGCTGCGCACTTCGGTGTTGCGCAAGAGCGAAAGAGAATTTTCATTGTTGGTATTCGGGACGATTTCAATCAAGAGTACACCTTCCCTATTCCAACTCATGGCAATGATACTCCGCTACCTTTTGTATCTATTCGGGATGCCCTGCATGGAATGCCTGAGTGGCCAGAAGGAGAGTTCTATGCTAGAGATTTTCATTGGTACTACCTGTCGAGAGATAGGCGTAGAGGATGGGATGAGGTCTCAAAAACCATTGTGGCTAACTCGAGGCATATGCCATTACATCCCATTAGCCCAAAGCTAATCAAGTTAGAGCATAACGTGTGGCGCTTTGAAAGCGATGGTCCTGCGCGCAGATTTAGCTATAGAGAAGCAGCCCGACTGCAAGGCTTTCCTGAAATTGATTTTCCTGACACAAAAACCGGATCAATGGATATGCGTTACACCGTGATTGGAAATGCGGTACCACCACCGCTATTCGAAGCAGTGGTACGCAACATACCAGATATCTGGGACTAGACAGCAGCATACCTATAAGATACCGCCTCATGCACATGAGGCCAGGTATCTTTCAATACCTCATGAAACTCATACTGACTGGAAAGATCGAGTATCCTTGATCGATCAATCATGATTACCCGGGCTATATTAGCCGCTCTCTCCCACCCGCCCGTCAAACTTTTTATATCATGCGGCATGATATAATAGTTCGCAGATGAGTGCTGAGGCATAACTTTTAGTTCCATATTCAAAGGTGAAGCCTCTAGTTGTTTATGCTCCCAATCCTTTGGAGAGCAACCACATTGAGCGTAAGAGACTGGGATATATCCGCGACCATCACTTCCCAAGGGATGCCACGCTACGACATCGAGCCCTCCATCCCCTGTATCTCTTGGATCTATTCCGACTGTATTAACGAACGTAGCTGAAATATCCTTCCCAAGAGCTGTAAATTTCGCAGACAATGTACCCACGTAACCTTTATCAATTCTCTGATGCGCCCCAAATGGGCGAACCTCCCAACCTCGAGGCATAATTGACTTGAATATATGAAACCCGATTTCCTCAAGACTCGCTGCGACTTCAGCAGTACGATCCTTTTCCAAATATCTCAAAGACGAACATAACAAAAGAGCCACATAAAGTGAATGTTTAGGATTATCTTTTTCAAACCTATTATATAAGATCCCATCTTCATAATGAAATGGCCAAAAACCACTCATACTTTTCTGCCGCATAACCAGCCTTAAAGAAATGTCTCCCCACTTTCGAGACACTGCCTCATTGTTTTTAAATACCACTACACCTTCATCACGCTCATCTACATCTTCAGCATTTTGCGGGTCGAACTCTTCGGAATCATCCTCTTCATCGTCACCCTTGCCATCATCATAGTCTTGCAAAAGCTCGGGCTCAGTATATAGATCCGCTATCTGACCCTCACCGTACAACCCATCAGGACAAGTTAGGCATCGCAACTCGGCATAGTCCGCCCACAAAAAGTTGTAAGTTTCACGTGGTGGTTTATCTAAGAGCTGAAACATCCCCGCAGCGTCTTTCTCAGTCATTCTGAGATCCTTCTCGCAACTGACGCTTGATTGCACGAGCAATCATAGTTGACATATTCTCTGAAAGTTCAGTGAGCCTTTCCACTGCTGCGAGATGACTCTTATCAAATTCCTCAACGCTTGGAACCATCTCATAAGCCGCCAGCAAGCGTTTATGCGCCGCCTCCAATGCATTCCCAAAAGCTTCAGCTGGGCCTTCTGTGAGGAGATAAGCTATTTCAAGAATGCCTTCCTTACGCAAATTTTCTACTGCAGGCTTGCAGGCAACCACAGCCGAAAGCTTACGTAAATTCCTAGACTCTCCCAGAATCGTGTACCCCTGTTGATCCTGGGCAAAAATCCATGACAGAAGCTCTTTTGAACTTCCGTGATCTAGTGACTCAGCTTGTATATCGGTGCGCCCTTTAAGCCCAATAAAGGTAGCAATATTACTATAAGAAAGTGCAGTAGTTAAAACGCCGAAATCCACATCCTCCGGCCTTACTCGCTGCATACCATAGAAGTCGGCACGTTCAGCTTCTGTAAAAACCTTTAACCCCGTAAGCATCTGAGCGACATAATCTTTACGACTACCGATTTCCTTGGCAATCGCTTTTAACTGCTCATCTTCGTCTAACCCCGAGTAAAACTCATCCTTTAGTTGCTGCAGATAACGAGCTTTAGACAACGAATCCCACTTTTTCGCACCTGTGATATGGCGATACCCCAGATAGCGCAGAATTTCCTTTCGTTCTTCAAATACAATACATTCAACATCAGCAGGAAAATGCTTTGCTTCTGCTCTGAGAGCATCAATAGATGGCATTGTAGATTGGGAATTAATCTGCCCCAACAGCAACTTTAAAGCCGCTAGTCGTCGATTCCCTTCGACAACAATGAGCTTTCCATTGGCTTTGGCTACAAGTAGTGGCTCGCCCGAGAAATAGCCTTGCTCACCAATTGAACCCATGAGCTCTTGGACATTTTCAGCCTTTACCATGCGCTCAATGACTACCGGCTCAGGCTGATCTTCAAGGCCAAAATACCTAGCAAACCGCGGATTCTGTGGGTCAAAATGCAAGTCCGCCACAGGAACAAGCTCAATTTCTCTTTGACCAGCCATAAACCACTACTCCTTAACCAGCTGATATTCCATTGCCATCCTAAGGACAGCACTTTATTTACACGACCTTCAGGTATGCAGCGTCAGGGTCGAGCGAAGACATTGCTGTCACTGAAAGCTCAGCCATCGCCAAGCGCTACAACCTAAAGCACATTAAATGCATGCCTCGCCGAATGATAGATTTTTTGCAGATTCATAGGTTTTTTAATCATGACCCAATGATCCCATTTCGAAGGGAAGTGAAGTCACTGCTTACCCCAGGCACCCAGCTTCACGGGCGCCTGGATGATCCTTTCTAACCACGGCCATTTAGCATAGTGGTCACCTCTCCCACGCAGATGGGTGTATCTACGTAACGAGTTCCAATCCCGATGACCGGAAACACTGGCCACCCGCGGGATGTCCCAGTCCATTTCAAACAACCGGCTCACGCCGTCGTGTCGCAGGTCGTGAAAGTGAAGATCTTCAATCTCCAAAAACTTGCATGCCTTCGCCCAGGCCGTGGAGATCGATGACGAGTTGTATGGGAAAATCTCCGCACGTTCTTTTGGCATGCTCCGCAGAATGTGCCAGGCTTCATCCGGAAGGCTGCACCAAACATCATTGCCGATCTTCTGCCCGGGGTTCTTCATGTCTCTCACCTGCACCCGTTGACTCGCTTCATCGACGTCCTCCCATAAGATTCGGCTGATCTCATCCTGCCGACGTGTGGAAAACACCGCGAAGCCAATAACCTTAAGCATGTTGATCGAACTAGGGCGACGCTGTTGCATGTCGACGAAGTGTCCCAGCAGCTTATCCAGCTCGTCCTTGGTCGGCCGTCGGTCGCGCTCACGACTCTTCATGTTGTAACCCAGCTTCCTCAACACTTTTCGAGCATCCACCATCGCATAGGGATCGACCTCATATCCCCAAGCAGGCCGAGCAATCGACAGGACAGCCCCAAGATGGGCCAGATCATTGCCCGCGGTCTGAGGCTGGACGCCGCCGCCCTCCTTACTCATTCGCCAGAGCGCAAAGTCCACCAATCGTTGGCTGTTGATGTCGGAGTCAACGGTCTGACCAAAGTCCGACGCTGCAATTGCATTGAGGGTGGCTTCCTTGGTTTTACCCAGAGGTCGGACTTTCTCCATTTCATCCAGATACTGTTTGATCATGTCCTGAACGGTGACGCCCTTGCGGTTCGCGCGCTCAATCGCACCTGGTTGATCGAGATCTGCCTCACGTCGACGCACCCAGGCCTGCGCCGCCTGTTTTCGGGCGAAGGTCTGGCTCTCTTGGTAGACTTGAACTCCGTCGCGCTTGATGCGGATCTGAGCCGTGTAGCTCACGGTCCCATCCGCCAGTTTTCTTGCCCTGATAGTCGCCATATCGATAGTGGTACGCGTCAGTTTTGAAGTGGTACATCGTACCACCGAGAGTCAAAAAATGCCCGAAAACGCCCGAAAACCCGCTGAAAACATGTAGAGCAAAATGGTATACAACACCTATTCCAGCCCAGTAAACACAAGCCATGCGCTGTCTCGGCGGTTCAGCGTTGCACCTATGATGGACTGGACCGACCGTCACTGCCGTTTCTTCCTGCGCCTGCTCTCCAAGCACGCACTGCTCTACACCGAAATGGTCACCACCGGCGCCCTGCTCAACGGCGATCACGAGCGGTTTCTGCGGCACAACGAGGCCGAGCATCCGTTGGCGTTGCAGTTGGGCGGCAGTGTGCCGCTGGACTTGGCGGCTTGTGCGCGGATGGCGCAGGAGCATGGGTACGATGAGGTGAATTTGAATGTGGGCTGCCCCAGCGACAGGGTGCAGAACAATATGATCGGGGCGTGCCTGATGGGGCATCCGCAGTTGGTGGCCGATTGTGTGAAGGCGATGCGTGATGCGGTGTCGATTCCGGTGACGGTCAAGCATCGGATCGGGATCAATGGGCGTGACAGCTATGAAGAGCTGTGCG